ATGTCAGCCTGAGCTGGTAAAGCGGCTGTGAGGGTGATACCCAATACCAAAAGTGTGCGTTTCATTTTGGCTTGGAGGTGGATGGTTCTTCCTTAATTGTAGGCTCTTCTTTTTTCTTTCTATTGTTCCCGACTGCTAAGCCAAAGGATGCTGCCGTGCCAGAAAGGATTGAGGCTGGGTAGGTTGGATCGAGCGATTGCTTGAAGACGCCAAGGTAGTTGGCGGTCAGGATTGCCATCGACCAGCCAAGCAAAACGATCTTGACGACATCGCCTAGCCGCGAGTTTCCGTCATCCTGTTCTTGGACTTGCGCTTCCTTGGTTTCTGCCATGATGAAGAGAGTGCTTGGGGCGGGTCATGGTTGAAGTCTGGGCCGCCGTTGCTGGCGCGTCAATCACGGTTGCTGGCTTAGGCGCTTCAGGGATTAGTCGTCAGAGTCGTCAAGGTCAGGACTCATTGATTCGACTAACTGCTGCTGTCGATAACCTGGCTGGCCGTTTGGATATTTTGCACAACGACATCAAGACGAAAGACATGGAAGTCTTTGCGAGATTGAACGAACTGGAGCGTTCAGTGGCCAGGCTGGAAGGGCATACAGATAGGCACTAATGTATTGGTGCTATTCAAGGCAGTCCAATGCTTTTGATTCTCAAGCCAATCTTGATGACCGCATGGAAGTCAAGGGCGTTTAAGGAATTGATCGTGGCAATGCTGGAGAAGATTGTTTCCAGGACTGACAACGAGCTGGACGATTTGGCAGTGAAGCACGTTCGTGAAATGCTCTTGCCTGACACAAGAGTTGAAAAATAGGTAGTGTTCGGCATCATCCAGGCAGCCTTGCTGCTGCTAGTCATGGGACTTGCTTTGCTGCCGTTTTTTCAATTTTTCCGTGGCACGCCCCATCAATTGGCTGCAATCAAACAGCTTGAGGAGTCCTTGCCGCCGGAATTATTAGAGGAAGAGGAGGCTGATTGGTTTCAAGCCTGGAAGGAAAGCGGGTATGACCAGCAGGTCTACATGCCTTATTTCAAACAGCTCGACAACAAGACTGGAACGGGCTATCGCGAGTGCTTTAGCTCAGCAGCTGCGATGGTGGCTGCGTATTACAAGAAGGTTGAAACGGATGATGAGTACAACAGGATTCGCGCCAAGTTTGGGGACACCACATCAATAGAAGCTCAGCTGCAAGCTTTGCGGAGCCTTGGTTTGCAGGCTGAGTTCCGAAAGGATGGTGACGCTGACATGGTGGAGCTAGAGATTGAAAATGGAAGGCCAGTCCTTGTGGGTTGGTTGCATCACGGAAACATGCTTCGTGGTGAAGCGCCTAGGTGCAGTGGCTTGGGCTGTGGTCATTGGAGCGTAATCAGTGGTTATGCGGGTAAGAACAGCAACGATCCAGAGTGGATCATGCAAGACCCTCGTGGCTATCCCGAGATGGAGAAGGGCGGGCATAGCAACCCGCATTTGGGACGTAATGTCCGAGTAAGGCAAGCTGCGTTTTACCAGCGGTGGCAGTTTGAAGGGCCTAGGACTGGCTGGGTGATTTTGGTCGATGAGTAATTTTTATTGGTTGTGGGCATATATCAGTGCTTTTTGGACCACGGTTGTGGTGCAATGCGCTAAGCCAGCGAACTGGGACCAGTGTTCACGGGTCAACGATTGGTTGGTGCCATGGGTGCGAGATGTGACTGAGATGTATCAGAAAGGGGCTTATCACTCGGAGAAGAGCATTTTGAAACAAGCTGAGTAGGATTGCGTTTTGCGGTTTAGGGATGGCAGTGCTCTGTGATTGGGAGATCCGAGCTAGGTGCGAGAAAGGCAAGATGGTCGTTCCATTTTCAGAAGAGCTATTGAATCCAGCGAGTTTGGACTTAAGGCTGGGTGACTATCTGATGGTGGAAAGCATCTATAGCCCTGATCTGGTGCGTATCAACATTGAAGACAGGACAGAGGATGACCCGTTCATGCTTCAGCCCGGCGAGTTTTGCTTGGCTGAGACACTTGAGCTGTTTAACCTGCCCAACGACATCAGCTGCCAATTTGTTCTCAAGTCAAGCCGTGCACGATCTGGTCTTAATCACTTGCTTGCTGGCTGGTGCGATCCAGGCTGGCACGGAAGCAAGCTAACGCTCGAATTGAAGAACGAGAGGTTGCACCATGCGTTGCCGCTTTGGCCTGGCTTAAAGATTGGTCAGATGGTGTTTCACGCGATGTCTAACGTCCCAATGCACAGCTATGCAGAGACGGGTCATTACAACAACCACTTGACAGTCATGCCTTCTGTGGCATGAATTGAAAAGATTCTTCAAGGCTATGGGTTGGGCTGACTGGATGGTGGTCAACCAAAGCCTTGAAGAGGAGTTGGAGTTGGAACGGAGTGTGCGAGACGTTCAAGGCTGCACTGACGAGAGTGCACTTAGGGCGTTATGTGTGTCATTGGTGCGGACCAACTGGCACCAAGCCAAGCTGCTTAAGCAAGCAGTGGGTCATATTGGCGAGCTAGATGCGTCAATGCTCTGCTCTGACTGATCAATTTTGGAACGGCGGTTTTTGGCTCTGCCTTCAAGCCTGGCGTCTACAGCGTCTTGCCATTTTTGCTTGTCGTTGACTAGGGCTTCGCAGTAAGCCTGTTCGTCAGTGTTTTCTGCGAGGTAGTTGTAGACCAGCTGACGGATCAAAGCTGATGGTTTGATGCCTTGAGCATCAGCCTCTTGCATAAAGAGTTCACCACGAAAGGGCTCAAGTAGAACTTGGATATATACCCGGTTGCCGTGCTTTGTAGCCATCGGCTCTAAAATACTAGACGAATGTTACCATGTTATCGAGTCGTCAACCTTTTTCTTCCACGCAGTTGCTTGAGCAGAGCGTGCATTGGTGCGTTGACGACGAGAGCCTTGTCTAACTTCTCTAGCCCCTTCTAGGAACATTGCAGCTCTTTGCAGGTCAGCTGTTGTGGCTAGTTGAATCGCTTTGTTGAGGCGCTCCATGACGATCTGACGCCCCGATTTCGGTTGCGGCATGACTCATCGCACTAGCAAGGGTCCGATGGAACGTTATCTCATAACTCTCGTTTAGTACAATCCATTCACTGTGATGTCGAAAGATTTGTATATTCATTCGTTGCTTTTAAAGAGATGATGGAGCCTTTTGAACTCATGAATTGGTATTGAGGTGAGGATGCTGACCTCTACGTTGCAACGTAGTGCGCTGATAACTTGTCGCTCCATATAATCCATGTTGGATTCATAGGTGACTTGTTCAACGCTTAAGGGCTTGTTGTCCAAGTCAAACGAAGTGAAGCGAGTTATTGCCAAGGGGCAATGTTCGTCAGCAATTTGACAGTATTGAAAGTGTACTGAATTAGTCTCCATGTCCTGGGCTGAAGAGTGTGTTGAAGACAGTGGCCACAAGGCTTTCAGCTTGTTGCCTATCCAGACCATAGCTGGATCGACGACGAACCTTCGTAACAGCTTTATGAAAATCACTGGTTGTGAGTCCGAAGTGATTGGGCGGTTGTGACAGGCGTTCACGGATCAATTCTGACCTGTGAAGACCTTTTTCTTTGGCTTCAGCAGAGAGTCTTTCGATCAGCTCTTCTGGAAGGAGGGTTTTGATTTCTTTCATGGGGAGATGTTACTTACGCTTTGGGCGTTTTTTAGTCTTTCGAGACGGTTTGATACGCGGTTTGTCCGGTTTGGACTGTATGCGAGCAATGGTCTCGTGATAGCCGGGTGGTTCTGGGACGCCTGAGCGCTCCAAAATCTTGGTCCAGTTCATTCCTCACGCGCGTATAGATGTCCAGGGTGTCCAGGGCGCTCCAAAAGCTAGTGATAGCAATGGATTTGACCCTGGACACAGGGGGTGGACAGGTTAGATGTGTCCAGCCTCTTCGTTAGACAGGTCAATCTCAACCGCTCCATCAAACAGACCCTGGACACCTCTTGATTGTCCAGGGGTAGTGTCCAGGGGTAGATCCCGCTCCATGACTGGTTTTATTGGAACGGTGGACACTTCTTTTAACTCTCCGCGTGCGAGAACTGCTGTCCAGTTCTTGGATTGAGATGTTTTTGGAACGTCTGAGACAACCAAGCCTCGCTTTTCGAGTCTCTGGAGCGACTTGTGGATCGCAGCAGGCTTACCGTCGATCAACGGATCACAGACCAGATCATCTTTGGTGCGTGACTCGGGGTAGACGACGCGAAGCTTTTGAAGGACACGATCAGTGACGGAAGCCGGGGAGGTGTTGGTTTCGTCTACTTCAGGGGTGAAGTCAGAGATAGTGAAGGAGAGGTCGTCTTGCATCTGCATGACGAGCTGAGTACCTGAGCGACCGGAACGTGACTTCTCGATCGTTATGAGGCGACTGTGAGCGCCTACAACGCCTCTCTCCTCGTCAGTGGGCTTACGGAGTGCCCAGGTCTCGTCTACGGCGTCACGGATGGCTGAGGTGCCTCTGAAGCCACCGTTCTTGTTGGCGTGGTGAACGATAAGGATGGTGGCCTTAGGGAAGAGGACACCGTTGTTCTTGGTCAGCCAATACAGCGGAGTCGCAAAGTCAGACTTGTTCTCGTCAAAGGCTCGACCACCAGAGCAGCCAATCAGCGAGTCAATGACCACCAGCTTGGGCTGATGTTTCTTCATCAGCTTGATGAACTGGGCATAGCGTTGAAGCTGCCAGTCCGTCTGGATCATGCTGTCTTTGGTGATGGGGAAATCCACTTCTTGTAGCTGCTCTTTGAGCTGAACAAGAGGCTGATCACCATTCAGCAGAACAACAGGACCCTTTTGCACTGGAACGTGATTGCCACGAACGACAAAAGGCTTGCCAGTTGCGATGTGCTTAGCGAGAGCCCAGGCGGACATGGATTTACCGTCACCACCAGCGCCATAGATCAGGACAACAGAAGGGTGGGGGAGAACATCAGGGATGAGATATTCACGCTCTGTTTCGGTCTCCATCAACTCCTGAATGCTCATGATGTCCTTGGCCTCTTCAAATGAAAGCTGGTCAACGATCAGCTTTTCGAGAGCAGTTTGATCGCGGTAGCCAGCTTGAAGAGCAAGGGTATTGAGCTTGTAGTTGACCTCAGCAGGATTATCGAGATCAAGGATTTTCTTGGCGCGGCGGATGACTTCATCGAAGTCAAGGGTTGCCTGCCGGATTTCAGTTACAACTTTGGCTTCCGCGGATTCAACGATTTTTTTAGTGTCTTCTGAAAATCGTTTCCGCTTTGGATCCTCCCGGTCTGCCAACCAGATCAGGCTGCCAAGGCCAACACCATTGCCTTTGAAGGAATACCAAACCTCTTCACAAGGGTTGGAGTCTTCCCATTCAGAGGCGTAATCAGGATCTTGACAGGACCAAGAAGCCCAGAGGTGAAGACCCATATCGGTAGGCAACGCAGAATGGATTGCCATTCCGATCTTTACCCAGTGATCACGAGTGCCCTTTCCTTGGGGCGAGATCACCGACAGACATTCAAAGATGATTTGTTGGACTTCATCTTGAGTCCGATCTGTGAAGTCCAACTCTTTTTTGTTGATGGTGCGGGGAGGCTGTTTCATCTCCGCCAGCAACCAGTCTGGAGCTGTAGGGATGTCAGCGAGATCGCCGTCTAAGAGATATTGACCGGGCTTGGATACTTTGCCGCCTGGGTAAGCGCCAAAGACAACACCTTGGCGGCCCCAGAGGATCTCGTAATCTCCACCATCTTCCTTACGGAGTCCATGACCCTTTACGTCGGCCCACAGTTCTTCAGGGACACGGAAGAGGTACTTGGCTGCGTTGGCCTTGGTGGAAGTAATTATTGGAGCGCCATCGAGCGAGGAACCCCATGCCTTCAGGTATTTGGAGAGGTTTCGGTCAACGTCAAGGATGACGATGCCATTGCCACGGATGCCGGTGAAGACGCCAACAGCTTTGAGGTCAGGGTTGCGTTGGACCGCGAGAGCTACATCGGCAGGTCCGAACTTCTGTTCGTAGCTGGCCTCTAGAGGGTTTTTGCCAGTAGCTGGCTTGCCGGAAACCATCCGGGTGCCTTTGGCATATATGGG